ATACTGCGCCCTTTCTTGCTGAGTTACTTGCATCTCTTGCTTCCACTGGGTTTCCAGTTCAGTAAGATTCTTAAAGTCCTCCGCAAGTTTTTGGGTTTTTCGGGTATAATCTGACTGGCGTGAATAGCCTTTCATAAGTTCGTCAAGGGATACTTCATGATCTTCACCATTAATGGTTACAGCATAAAGACCCTCTTCTTCTTCTTCGTCAGACTCTTCGGGCTCCTCTTCCTCCTCCTCTTCAGATTCGTCAGGTTCCTCCTCAGATTCCTCCTCCAATGATTCGTCTTGAGTTTCCTCGGTAGACTCTTCCTCTTCAGTAGGTTGTGCCTCCTCAGTTTCCGGTGTATCCTCTTCAGGTTCCATCAATCCGAGTAATGCCTCTTGAGCTTCTGAAACACTTCCAGAAACGGGTGGGATCGGCTGCGTAGCCGGATGCGGGGCTTGTTGCGTGTCCGCCATAATTTACTCCTTAATTTTTAAATGAATGGGTGTTGCTTGTCTAAGACTTTAGCCATGTGTCCAGTTTCAACTATGGATTTTATATGACCTTCAATCCTATCAAGCAGTCTCATTGCAAGCCAGATTGATTCTCTGGCCTCAATCTCTTTTGAGCCGCTTTGTTCCCAGCGACCCATTAAGTCTCTTTTTAACGTTTCAAATGATTCTTTAAATAGATCATCCTGTAATAAATTATTTGCACGTCTAGCTCTTTCATCATCTGTAAAATCGCTCATGTCGCTCCTATAGCTACGGCTCTCTTCTGTTCTCTTTCGAGATTAAGTTCCTGCTGTTTTAGGCTAGAATCAATTTGCATCTTCTCATATTCCTGTTGAATTTTAGCAGCCTTAATCTGAAGCTCGCCCTGCTTTATCTGTAACTCCTGTTGCTTAATCTGAGCCTCCATCTGCATCTCCATCTCTTTTGGGTCAGGCTCTTCCTGCTTTGGTGGAATCTGAGATGGATCAGTTAAGAAATCATTTACATTTTGGAACCCCATCGCTTTAACTAATGAAGACCCAAGGTTATACATATTTTGTACACTGACAATAGGCAGCCCACCCTTCATTGCTTCACCTGCAAACTGGAGCATCTGAGACAAATGCATCATCTGTTGGTCTTTGTTGCCGCTTCCTAAAGCCACAGATACAGTGCAATCAAATTTGTCACGCCATGCGTCGGGTCGCGTTGGAATCCATTCGTTACGCAACTTAACAACTCTTTCTTTATCCTGGTGTTTGTGTAGCAATTCATAAATAACAATCATTAATTCCTTTACGCCAGTCTCAGCAAAGTTTCTAGCAATCAACTCCACTCGACTTTGTGCTGCACCCATGACTGCATTAACCGCTGTTGCTGTGGTATGAGAGGTTAAAGCATTATCATTTAAACCTTGTGACATTCGAGATACGCCAGCCCTAGACTCCCTTACACTATCAAGATACTCAAGCATCTGGAATGAGTAAGGTTGCAGGGCAGGGGTAGCGAGGGGCGTTACAGCGTTAGGGGATTTTACCCGTACAACACCACCTGGTCTTTGAGTCAGTAGATCATCTAGGTTGGCCTGTCCTTCCAAAACGGCGAACCTACCGAAGTTCTGGTTATACATATTATCCATGAGGTTCCGCATCAGCGTACTCTTCATTAATTGAATATCCATAACTAGATCAGCCATGCTCAACCCAAAGAACTTATGCGGAATCTTTACCGGAGTAATCGAAACAAATGGAAATGAGTCTACTTCTTCATTAGCCAATACGGTAGAACCCACTGTACAGACCTTGCGCCGTTCTGTAATTCCATCATTATTATAATCTGTTTTCAAGAAGGACTCATGTAGCCAGTAGGAAGTTAAGCCTTCTTCGTTGTGAACTGGGTTTCCCCATCCCTCCCAGTATTCAGCAGACTTGTCAAATGCATATCTCTCAAGCCTTTCTGCGGAAAAGGCCATAAGGTCTTCATCGCTTCCGCCAAGACTCTCAGCATCAATGTCTTCATCTGGGTACATCTCCCTCAACTCAGAAAGAGTCTTTTGAACTCTATGACATACAAATCTTGCATCTTGTATGTTTTTTGCTTCTCTGCTTATTAAGAATTCAGATGGTGGAACATTCTCAATTCTAACCCTTCCAGAATAATTATTACGTGTGATTACTACGTCGTGATATATTTCAGTAACTTCCATCTCACCAACAGAGTATTCTGAATGTTCAAGAACTTCTACCGAAGGATTATCAACCAAAGCTGTAAGCTCTATATCTGTTAGTCTGCTATACTCTTCTCTTTCTTTCTCCTCGTATTCATCCCACCATACCTTGACTATACCATTCTTACTTAGCAAAGCATCAGTGAACCATGAGTACATAATTTCCCAGCCGGGATTATCTTTAGTGAATACATAGTTCACATAATCCGTAGCCTGTTCTGCCATCTTAACGTCTTCGGGGCCATGAGGTGTAAACTTAACCATCTCATCTCCAGAAGCGAATACCCTCATTAAAGAGGGCTTTATCCATTCAATAGTATCTTGCACCGTTGAATCAACGTACTGGCTTCTTCCATCTACCTCATTACCAAAGGGAAGACTATAGTAATACTTCATAGCCATTTCTCTCTGGGTAGAGATAGTGTCCCCCATATAACCTAAAGAATCAGTGATCTCGCCACGAATTCTGGTTACTAGATCTTCTTCAGTGATTTTCTCTTTAGCCATTAAATGATTCCATAATTTTTATACTCAACCTCATTTGTCCACGTAGGGTCATTGCTAGATACAGCAAACCTTGCAGACATAGCGGCATATCTAGTTGCAGACATTAAATCATCTCGAAAGGGTACAATCTTCCCACCTTTCCGATGATACATTCTAAACTCTTCCCACCAATCTCCTAGCGTAGAGAATACGTGAAACTTTCCATCTTCCATCTTTTGGAGAACACTCATTATTCCCACTTCCACAGAGTTACCCCCTTTCTTTTCACCTAGCGCTGGTGGGTTTTCAAAATGAAAAGGAAGGAAGTTACATCCTAAGACTCGATACTGCTCAGCTAGACCCGGGTTGCCCATGGCGTCTTTGCGATGACCGTCATGAGGCCAAGCAATAGGTATGTATGAGGGTCTTGTTTTTATAGCTGATGCGTGTGTAGCAGGTGCAGCTTTAGCTTGTCTATAGCAATCATAGATATATAATTCATCTTCCTCTCTATCCCATGCCATCCACACACAAGCTGTGGGATGGTCATAGCCAAAATCAATACCGCATATTCTAGGCCAATGATCCTCCAACTCTATAGGATCAATCATTAACTTCTCTTCCATAACTGGAAACACAAGTCCAGATCCAATTGAGGGTCTTCCGTATCTTCTCATCTCCCTTTCATGCGGAGCATAAGAAGAAAGTATTTGCTGCATAACCTGCTCATTGAGATGACCGTTGTTGCCATTCATGGACTTTATTAGTTCAGATGCATCATCCCATGTCGCATTCACCAAAGACTGCCCACCCTGTATATTATTCATAAAAGACGCAACAGTTTCAGTCATGCCCTGCTCAGGCGTAAAGGTCATGTAAACCATTCCCCTTCTATCAAGAGTCCTAGTCACGGCCTGAGAATAAATATCTCTAGGCGGTTCCTCATCCAACCAGATGCAATCTACACTTCGACCCTGCCACTTCTCCTGACCCATCTCATAGGCTTTAAAAAAGAGAGAACTGTTGCCGCCAGAAACGTGCCTAATAAGGGCAACACTCTTAGCATTAGGGACGCCGGGTTTCCTCTCTGTTTTCTCTATATTTCCCCTTGGAATTGTCCCCGTTCCAAAAGCGTCTGGATCATCTGGGGAGCCTAGCAGTTCAAATTGAACAATATCTCTAGTTGTTTCATTTGAAATGCCACCTGCCCAAGCTACAATAGGTTGGGAATATTTTCTCCCTTTCCACCATTTAGGGTATAATCCTGTCAAATGATAGCTTAATTCCATGCTTCCGCAGTATGATTTTCCTATACGGTTAGCGGCCATCAATAATCTTTGATTAGATGATCCACCTGTTTCATGAAATTTTAGTTGGTAAGGGTAAGGATCATAGTCATCAATCCTATTGAACCTTTTACGATCTTGAAGTTCTCGTAGTAGTTCTAAAGCCCTAGTGTCGTGTGCTAAGGATTGCATCAAGTTCCTTCTGGATTTCTTCGTTAGACATTTTTTCTACCGTGGTTATCTCTGTCCTTTCAACAGGTTTTAAACCAGATCGGTCGAGTATATCTTTGATTGCACCCAGCCTTACAGACTCAGAGGTAGCTTCTTCCATAAGAAAGCGTAACTGAGACAGCGCACCAGGAAGCATATCTGAAATCAGCTTTCCAGTTCTATCTGCTATTTCATTTGAAAATTTATTTTTAAGTTCGTATCCTTTCTGCTTGGCGGAGTTCTCACTATATCCAGCCATAACAGCGGCTTTTGTTGCATTGCCTGTTAAGCAATAAGCCTCAACGAACTTGTCTTGCATTACACTCATCGCAATATCTGCCCATAAAGTTTTCTCATTAATCTATGTTGGTTATTCGCCCACCATGCTCCGCGCCTTCTTCCTTCTGCCGATTCAGCTAAATCCCTCGTAACATCACCTACAGTAAATGGAAGTCCTAACTCTTGACCGGACGCTGGCACACTACTTCTCCAATGCGCATTTGACGGAGAAGTTCTGCCATGCTTTCCAGCTGGCCCAACTCGCCTTGAAACATCTTGCCCTACTTGTTGGTGTCTAAGAACCGGATTTTCGCCTCTCTTCATAACGACTGGCTTCCCTGTCCTCCTATAGTTTTGTGCTAGATATGGGCCAATAAGGTCATGTTGCCTTCCTCCGCCAAGAATTCCATACACATCCAATCCTTCGTGAGCCAATTCGTGACCAAAGACTCCCCCAAAGTTACCAGGAAACGCAGTATTTATTGCTATCCTTGGATTACTCCCACCCCAATGAAGCCCAAAAGTAGAACCTTTTGGATTAATATTACGAATTTTGTTTGTAACATCTCCTTCTTTCATTACATTTACAGGAGTGAATCCTCCACCCTCCTGTAATAATCCAGCCAATTCCATCGGCCCTAAGTCCTTATTGCGTCTCAAAGCAATAGTTCTCTGGATCATCTTCAGTTGAAGAGGGGTCAGCTCATCTACATCCCAATTAGCCATCGAAAAGCGCCTGTTCTTTCATTCTTCGGTTATATAAGCCTTTTAAAAACTTACCTTTGCTTTTAACCCAGCCTTTATTTTTAGAAAAAGCCTGACTTCTAAACTCATCCATGTCCCCTGCATTTAGGGCTTTAAGAGCTTTGCTTTTTTTAAACGATCCTTTTCCTACATTGTAGACAAGTGATGTTAATGCGGCCTTCTGATTCGCATTAAGATCAGCAGTCACAACGCCGTCAAGCCAGTCACCAATATCCTGAACCTTGCCCATAAGCCATCCACGCTCTTTGGCTTCTGTTGTTTTTTCACCCTTTGCATATTCACGACCAAACCCTATGCGCTGAGTACCAACATCATCAAATGGCTTATCCTGATAGCCACCTTCCCAATCAGCGATCTTATCCATTGCGACCTGACTATATGAAACAGGAGCTACACGGCCTTCTCTTACCGGCCTCTCTAGCCGTCTGGGGACTCCTATACCTGATTCAGCTCTTGCTTTGGGCATTATCTTTTCCACCAAAGCCTTAGCACCTTTCTTTAGTGTGGGGCTAAAGTATGGATTATCCCTCATGAAATCCTGCGCTCCTTGAGGTAATCTCCCACCCACATTTGGTCTTACAGTTTCATCCCACCAATTAGTATACCTATCCAACAAACCAGTAGGTTTAGTAGGGGTGGGATTAATATCAGTAATCATCTCAGTCTGCATCATACCTGGGTTAATAGGTTGAGTATTGATATTAGCCCATTGCGTTAAGGCACTCCCACCCGAGGGATCATACTGACCCCCTGATTGAAACTGAGCTAACTGCTCTGCCGTGACAGCGAGCTTCTTTTGTCCATTATCCCAGAAGTAGGGAGAACCAGCGGCTTGTGCTGCGGCTATTGTTGTTGGTTGCATTAACATTAGTATTCCTGAAAATCCCAAGGCCCATATTCGGCTACATCACTAACGGGGCCACCTTGCATTCTCCTCCGCCTTTGCAAATCGAGGTAATACTTGTACTCAGATAGAGCATCAGGACCCGAGCCCGGATCAGGTTGGTACTCTCCTCCAGCCCTTGTTCGGGTTCCGGCGAATGGGAAAGCGTCATCATCCGCTTGTCTGGCAAAATTATCTGCCTGTCTTCTCGCCCTAGCCTGAGCCAGCTTTCTCATTATTACTTTCCGAGCCATATTAAGGCCACCGCCCGCACCTGCGGTTGCAATATCAAAGAATGGTGTAGAAGTCTCAAGTCCCATCCCCCATTCAGGAGTGCCAGGATTGGGATGTAACCGTGCTTGGTACGCCGACTCTTCCTGGGCGGCTAACCTCTCTCTGCGCCTCTTGGCGTCAGTAGTATTCATTCCGTATCTTTTAGCCATTACTTCTTCCTCATTCTCTTCAATGTTTTAGCAAGTCTAGCTCTTTGTCCTACCTTGCCTTTTCTTTTGGCTGCCGCATTCAATTTAGCAGCAGGGATCTTCTGTCCCTTTTTTATTCCCAGATCCTTTCTTAACTGCCCGGGCTTCTTAATTGCTTTCTTAATCCACTTCTTAGCCACAGCTATTTATTTTTTAACCTTCTCCACTCAGCTTCTATTTTCTTAGCGGCTTTATCCTTACCAAAGGTTCTTAGTGTTTGAGATTTGTAAAGTCTCCAAGCCTGACCAAGAGAGCCCGCACCATTATCGGAGGGGACTGCCTTATGTGTGCGTTTTTTCTTTTTTGTTAATCCGGGCATATCTATTCTCCTTAAGAATGATTTAAAATAGAGGGATGTTTATCATTTGCTTAACAACCACATATCCATCTACCGAGAAACTAGGATGCGACATATTGATTATTATTCCCCTTTAGAGCCTCTGTAAGCCCCATCACGGGCTTTTATCGATACGCCCCTTATACCCCTACCACTATACCCCATATACTCCATAGTGATAGCATATTAGATATTTATTATATTACCTAAAATGACCCTCCGGTTTGCGGGAAAGACATATATATATGTATTTTTTCGCGAGGGGGGTGCCGTACCCCCACCGAGCAGGTGAATGTGGAGTGAGGTACGAACGACATCATTGCCGTTGCTGTTAAGACGGGCATTATGATAAGCGTTTAGCGCAATCTTAATGCAATCCTTTGGCTTACCCTACGGGTCGGGCTATATCTTACTAAACTCGTTCCTCGTTAAGTAAGACGGAGCCTAAAGTCTCCGCCCATTCGGGTAACTATCCCTAAGCTAACAACGGTTGGTTTGAACTGTCGTATGTGTGAGAGGGATGAATATGATTTAACAGGTGTATCCAATAGGATAGAGCATAGATACAGCGTTTCGCTCGGTTGGCTCTTTTACTCTTGTTAGCATCCTAGCTCGCTTATGCGATGCTTACCAGCGACATAACTACGAGTCGCTTGTTCCTATTGGTAACATGGTCATCGCGTACACAGTGTTTGTTCTTTATGCGCCTGAATGAGGTTTAATAGGCGGATGGTTGGCGGTAGAATATTCTTCTATTAATCGCCTTAAATGGGCTAGTAATTACTACCCACTCAGCTTTAAATCCATGCTAGAATCTGTATCTGGAATCAATCAACACAACTGGAGAAAGACGTGGACAGAAACCCAATCATAGAGCAGTTAGATTCACACATCATCGAAATGGTCAAGCTATCCGGGCTACGGTCATCTTTACAGCGTGGCTTGTCTTGCTTTACCTCTACGGTTTACCAAGACCGCAAGCCAGAACTGGGCTCGGGCATTGACGGCTTCAACGAACGCTTGTCTGGCCTTGAAGCTATGGCGTCAGAACAGGCATTTATGGTCGCATCCGGTCAGAAGGAATCGGTTGACCATCTGACACAGGGACGCATCTGGAAAGGGCTCGCACAGTCTTTCGAAAGTTATGGTGTCCATGATCGGGACGGCTCAACGCCTAACATCGTTGGGGCTTACAAGTGGCGCATAAGTCAGGACGCCACCGAATCAAGCGCAGACGAAGCCGAGGCAATCGCAAAGGCTGGGCGCATCAAGATGGAAACGGTTAAAAAGATGCGTGACCGTTCAGTCCTCGCGAGGTACCAACATCGAGCGCAGATCGGCGAAGATGCTTGCACTCGGTATTTACACGCTGACCCAATCTTTGATGCTGAGCCAGTCGGGTGGGAAGAAGTCTGGGATAGAATCAAGACATCCGCGGAGGCTGACAGAATCCGCACCGTTCGAGATGCTGACGAGCTCATCAATGATCTGTTTCTGCTTGCCGATGCTTGATCGGTATTCGGTCGGGTCAGGGCTTCGGCTCTGGCTCGGCCACTCTGTTCTTAGTCAACTGTTGTTTTATTGCAAAAAAAATTTTAACAGCTCTAAGGTCGGCGCAAGCGCCTCTTCTATAACAAACTACAGATGCAACGTTCATGTATTTATGGGCTGTAGCAGGACCTGGGGCTGTACCACCGGTTCGTCTAACGCCCCAATTCAGAGGAAAGTTTTTGAGGTAAATTGAATTTCATTGAGAAAATGGCTTAACAACGGTATTTTAAAGCGTATTTTCTGAATGAAAAGGTAAATTAAATAGGAGGTATATATGTTATTAACTAGAACATCAATGTTTAGTAATGAGAATCATACTTTGGATCTGCCTATTACCCAGGATCAGCTTGATCGATGGGCGTCTGGTGAATTGGTGCAAAATGCATTTCCAGGCTTGACACGCGGACAACGTGAGTTTATAATATCTGGTATCACTGAAAATGAATGGGTTGAGTATGAAGCCGCAATGGAGGAAATGTACAGTGAATGAACGTGAATATGTTTCTAATAGTACACCAATAAAAGATTATTCATCTGAGCATCATCCTGATATGGATAAAGACGAGGATATTCCTGATTTATATAGCAAAGAGGAATGGGATAAAATGGTTGAGCATGGCGATACTAACCCGAATGTTGAAGGAGGTTAATATGGTTAGACTTGAAGGGGAGCCGCCTTTGGATCCACCAGTGACAGAACAAGACAGGCAGGACGATCATCTCTTTAGGATCTATAAGAGCTTGAAGAATATAAATTATTATGTAAATAGGCCTCGAGAGTTGGAGTTAGAAATGGAGTATTGGCAAGCCCAACTTCAAGATGAAGAGAATGAGATTAACCGTAACATGTATTGTGAAGATTATATATAGGAGAAAAGCATGAAACTTTATTTAGATTTTTCCGCATATGATGGTAATAAACCACATATTCTTGGTAAGAGTGATATGTTAGCATTATTTGATGATGATGCTCCAGGCGCTCCGATTTGTGTTGCAAGTATGGACGAATGGGCTGAAGTTGCAAGCGATCTTTATGCAATTCGTGGTTTTGTCGAAAGAAAGGGTAGATTTAATACAGGAGATTAATTATGTTACACTCTAGCGATAGAGAAGATACAGACAGACATTTAAATATAATATGGGATGCCCTGTATGGAATACCAATTAAATCTGATCCAGAAAAAGATATTCGCAATGCAGAAATTAGTGATAACCAATGGTTAGACATATGTACTGCAATGGCT